GCCCGGCGTGGATCAGCTCGGCGAGTTGCGACGACAGCGGCAGAAGGGCCCGGTAGATCGCCAGCATCTGGTTCGCCGTCGTCGGCGTGACGCCCGGTGTGACCCCGCCGAAGTCGACGGCCAGGCCGACGCCGCCGGTGCCTTTCTGCTCGTGGTACGACGTCGCCTTTTCCCCAGGTGGGGGGTAACGGTCGACGCTCGTCACCCGGTAGGGCAGGCCGGTGGCCTCGATGAAGTCGATGAGCGACTGGGCCTCGCGGGAGATGGTCGGCATCAGCCGAGGCCCTGCCAGGCGGCCCAGAAGACCGGCGCTCGGGGATGTCCAGCGGGAACTGCAATGTTGCGAGCAACGTTCGCCGTGTTGTCCTGATAGGCGTCGAGACTGATCCAGTCGCCGGCGGCGAACTTGTAGATCGTGCTGTTTCTCAGGTGCAAGTTCGTCGCTGCTGACCCGCCGGTAGCGGCATCCTCGCAGATGCCATTCGTACCGTTGAGGAAGATGGCCGCGTAGGTCAGCACGTAGTCAGCGGCCGGCGCTATCTCGATCGCGAACCCGATGGCGTACACGCCAGCCGTGTTGAACGTGATCCGGCCCGTGTTCGTCACGGTCGAATGCATGTTGTCGGTGTCGATGTGTTCGACGTCCCACGTCACGTTCGTCTGGGCGTTATCCGGTAGGGATAGTGCCGTACTACGAGAGAGCCGGCAGATCGGGATGTTCGCCAGGAACGAGACGTTGTCCCGAAGATGGGTGTTCAGGAGCGCGGCGGTGACGAGCTCGCCGGTCACCCAGGTGCGGGGTGCGGTGTAGGCCATCAGAAACCAAGCCTTGTGGTCTGATCAAGCTCGGAGAATCCGGCGGTACCCAGGATCCAGTAGATCTGCGATTCGGCCGGCGACAGGTTCCACGTGGTCTTCCATTCGACGGCGGTCACGTCGTGGCTGATCCCCTCGATCAGGGCGTCCTGGCTGATCGCTGCACCGAGGTTCTGCGGCCGGCGCAGCACGGTCACCCGATCCATCAGCTCGCGGCCGAGGACGTGCGGGAAGTGGGTGGTGTCGTTGCCGGCCGATGGCTCGAGTCGCATGTTCGTGACCCGCATGAACGGGTCCTTGTAGTGGCCGATGATCCAGTTCGCCAGGTCGAGGCTTGTCGAGTCGGCCTGGTGGAGGAGCCCGTCGACGACCTGCGTCCGTCTCAGGTATCGGGCTTGCGAGGTGGTGTCGGCGACGACCTGAACGGCGCCGTTGACCCGGGACACCCGCGCCTCGTTGATGATTGTCTGGTCGTCGTAGCGGTAGGCGAGGTCGCCGTACTCGAGCTCCGCGCCGGAGTCGCCGAATGTTCCCTGCGACGTCGTGTACGGCGCCTTGAGGAGCGAGTCGCGGGCGATGAACCGCACGAGACCGGCGGCGGTGACGAACAGGGCGCCCTGTTCGGTCTGCTCGACCTGCTGGAGCGAGGTCAGTACCGCCCCGCCCAGCGATGCGGACTGCAGCACGGCGACGCCGGTGTCGATGTTGCGGTCAGCGGTCGGCCAGCCAGCGGCATCGAGGAGGCGGCCGATCCGGGCGCCGCTCAGGTCGTCTTTCCATGGCGTGGCGCGGGCGGTGGCGTGGGCGAGGATGCGGGCGGCGGACAGCTGACCGGCGTAGATGGCGACCTCGTCGACTGTGCCGACGACGCCCTGGCTGTGCGCTGCGGGCAGTACCCAGCCGGCGGCGGCGTTGCCGATGGCGAGCTCCTGGGTGGAGCCGCCGAGGATGCTGGCCACGAGGCCGGGGCCGGACTCCAAGACGCCGTCGACGTAGAGCGCGATGGAGCCGGCGGTGGCGTTGAAGACACCGACGATGTGGTGCGGGTTCCCGTCGTTGACCGTCGACGTGCCGCTATTCGTTGCGGCCTGGGTGTTCGTGCCGACGGTCTTGCCCCATTTGAACGCGGCCTTGCCGGCGGCGGTGACGAACAGCTCGAACCGCTGGCCCGCGCCCGTTTCGCTGACACTGACGATCGAGCTGTCGACCGCGGCGGTGGTCTTGACGATGGCTTCCAGCGTGACGTCGGCGGCGCCGGCGGCGATGAACTGTCCGGTGTCGGCAAGCCCCGACGCGGCGTCGGAGCCGCTGTAGGCGGTGTCCGGGTCGTTGTTGGCCAGCCCGGCGGCGCCGAGGTTGGCGCCGGTGCCAAACCGGGTGAGCTGACGGCCTTGGATCCGGTCGAGAACGTTTGTCGATCCTGACTGCTCACCGAGCCGCCACCAGAACGCCGGGTTGTCGGCCGCGACCTCCCGTTCATAGACCGATGCCGTCAGTTCGATCCCGGCCAGCACCTTGAAGGCGTCGGTGGCCTGGACTGTGCAGGTGGCGATGGCCGGCGGGTCGTAGGTCTGGTTCCACGAATCGACGTAGCCGTTGAAGACGTCGTAGGTGACCGCGGCCCACACTGCGCGGATCCGGATGCGTCGCATCGGCAGCACGTTCCCCATGTAGGGCGAGGCGGCGTAGGTCGGATCGAGCGCCCGGTCAGTGTTGTCGAGGACGATCGTGGCCCGGCCAGCCTGGAACGTGTCGCGCTCCTGCAACCGGCCCCGGTTGACCGAGAAGCGGATGAAGCGCGATGACAGGTCCGTCCACGTCGGGGTGGCCCCCGGGTTCGTCGTCAGGGCCGCCTCGACGGTGATGGTCGGCATGGCCATCAGGCGAGCCCCAGGGCGCCGCTGCGGCGCTTCTCCTCGAGGAGGATCGACTGGATCTGCCGGCCGACCGCCACGGGGTCGAGGGCGCCCTGGACGATGATCGTGATGCCGCCGAGCTGGCTGTTGGGAATGACCCGGCCGGCGCCGACGAGGAGCTCCGGGCCTTTCTCGCCGACCAGCGCGGCGCCGGAGAAAGTGCCGCCTCCGGCGAGGTGCGGGATCTTCGGGATGTCCGGGATGGCCGAACCGAGGCCCGGGATCTTGTTGGCCAGCGCCAGCGGCGCGAGGGCTACCTTCACGAAGTCGTTGATCCTGTCGATCATCCAGTTCAGCACGGCCTTGAACGGCTCCTTTAGGCCATCGAAGGCGGTGCGGGCCACGCTCGAGATGGCCTGGCCGAGGCCGGCGAGGATCGTCGGGATCACGTTCGTGACGGCGTTGCGGACCACCCCGAAGATCGCGTCCCACGCCCCGTCCACGATCTTCTTGACGGCGGTCCAGGCGTCGCCCCACTTGCCGGTGAACACGGCCTTGATCAGATCGAAGATCCCCGAGAGGGTGTTGAACGCCCCCCGGAACGTCTCGGCGACACCGGCCCACGCTTCCCGGGCGAACGACTTCAGATCATCACCGAAGACCCGCCACACCCCTCTGAGGAAATCGACGGCGGTCGCGACCACCACCTTGATGGCGTCGAAGGCGGACTGGACCGCCTGCCACAGCGTGTCGACCGCGTTGCGGAACGTCTCCGAGTTCTCGTAGGCGTACTCGAGACCGGCGGCGAGAGCGGCGAGCCCGCCGATGATGGCCACCACCGGGGACAGCAGCGCGGCGATCGTCCCGGCCAGCGACACGAGCGCCCCGTAGAGGACGGCACCGGCCACCACCGCCACCGCGGCCAGCACCGGCCGCAGGTTGTGCTCGAGGACGTCCCACACCTGCTGGAAGACCGGCACGACGCTGCTCTGGATGAACTGCCACACCGTCCGGAGCGTGTTCCCGACCCGTTCCATCCCGCCGACGAACCCGTCCGAGGTGACATCGCCTTCCTTGAACGCGGCGACGAGGGCGGCCACGCCGACCTTGAGGGTGTCGAACAGCGGGGCGACGGCCTTGAGCGCTCTCGGGATCACGTCGGCGAGGATCTCCCCGACCCGCATGAGGACCGGCACGAGCTTCTGGCCGACGTCCTCCATGAAGTTCCCCACCGCCACCTTCAACTTGCCGATCTGCCCGGCGAACGTGTCCCCCGCCGCCTTAGCGCTACCGCCGAATTCGGTCTGGAGCTCCTTGAGGATGATCTTCTGGGCGCCCATCACGTCACCCGACGCGACGAGCGCCTTGATCTGCTCCTTCTGAGCGTCGGTGAAGGACACGCCGACCCGGGTCAGCGCGGTGATTCCCTTGATCGGGTCGTTGAGGGCCTTACCGAGCTGGATGTTCGCCGACTGCAGGTCGGTCCCCAACGCCACGCTCATGTCCAGCGCCGTCTTCGTGGCCTGGTCGAAGATGTCGTTGTTCTTCCCGGCGGCGTTGCGCACGTTCGTGAACGTCAGCAGCACGTTCTCGCCGGACTGGATCACCTCATCGTCGACACCGGACAGCATCGACAGGCTGCCCGCCAGGTCCCCCACATGGTCGGCGGTCACCTTGGCGGCGCCGCCGGTGCTCTTGAGGACCGCTTCGGTCTGGGCGGCGACCTGTTCCGATTCGGCGAACGCCTTCACCGCCGCGGCGCCGAACCCGACCAGCGCCGGGACCCCCACCAGCGCCGCCGTCTTGGCCATCCCCCCGACCGCCGAACCGACCTTCCCCAAAGCGCCGTCGGCGTCTTCCGTGGCCTTCTTCAGGTCCTTGACATCGCCGAGGAACTTCACCGTCACAGTCCCCGTACCTCTAGCCACGGTGACGCTCCAGATACAGGGCGAGGGCCAGGAGGCGCTCGACGTCGTCGCGGACCTTGCCGAGGACGTGGTTGCAATTGGCGCACAGCAGGCCGCGGACCTGCCCAGTTCGGTGGTCGTGATCGACGTGGAGCGTGGTCGCCCGGGTAGTCCCGTGAGGCTCGGCGCAAACGGCGCACCGGCTGCCTTGGGCGCGCAGGAGCTCCTCGTAGTCCTTGATCCCGATTCCGTACTTCGTCCGGAGGTTCCAGTCGCGCTGCCGGAGAGGATCGTTCCGGCCGTTCACGTACTGGTGGTGAGCCCACCCCTTGTGACTCTCGAGCGCTCGCCGGGTCTCGAACCGACGCTCACACCAGTCGCACCCGAGCGGCAGGTCCTTCTCATGGACTCGACGGAGGTGCTTTCGGAGCGCTCGCTCATGAGGGTGCTCGCGGCCACAGTAGGGGCAGGAGACGGCGGTCTTGGTCACCGTTCACCCCGCTTCTTCAGCTCCTTGAGGAGCCACACGAACGCCGCTTCTTCGTCGACGGTCAGCGCCCGGTACTCGTCGGGGGTGAGGCGGTAGGCGTAGCAGATCGTGGCCATGGCCCTCAGCCGGCGGGTTCTTTTGGGTCCGTCCCCCCGTTGATCTTCACCGCGGTGACCCGCCGGGCCCGGGCGTCGTCCAGCGTGAACGCCGGGTTCGTGCGCCGCTTGATCACGTACACCAGGGCGAGCAGCGTCTTGACGGACGGCTGCACGTCACCGCGGGACAGTTCCCGCATCACGTCCCGGCCCACGATCTCTTCCATCACCTCGACCTCGCCGAGGGTCAGGGTGTTGACGTCAAAGTCGAGCTCCTCGTCGCCGTCGTCGGGCACAGGCAGGGTCGTCACGCTCATCGCACCACCTTGTCGAGTAGGTCCTGGATGGCGTCCTCGTACTTCCTCACGGCCCGGTTGATCGTCTCGTCGGCCGCTTCCCACAGGAACGGGCGGCCGCGGATGTTCCGGTTCGGCCGGCCGACGGTGCCGCCGGTGGTGAAGTTGACGTTGCCGGACCCTTCGCCCCAGTGGATCGCCGCCGCGTAGGGGACTCGCGCCGGGGATCCGGCTTTGCCGTACGCGGCCGACTGGGTGGCCATCGCCTTGACGGACTGGAGGAGCTTCCCGGACCGGACGGGGACCTTCGGCGCGGCTGCGTCGACGACCATCTGGGCGACGTCCTTGTTGGTCTCGCGGAGCTGCTTGCGGAGCTCGGCGTCGCCCAGGTCGCGGATGCGGGCCTGTAGCTCCTTGAGGTTCTCGACCTCGACCCGGAGATGATCAGCCATCAGGGCGTCGAATCGCTGTTGACCACGGCCACGGTGATGGCGGCGGCGTCCGACGTGGCCGACACGGCCTTGAACGGCAGCGACTGCTCGAGGAGCTCGGCGCCGCCGATGTCCGGCGTCTCCCCGTCGAACCGGACGTTCATGGTGATCGTCGTCTGCGCCGCGGCGCCGGCGTTGAGCGTGAAGACCAGCGCGGCTTCGGTGCCGTTGACGAACCGGTTGTAGGCGGTCAGGTCGGTGAAGTCGGCGGTGAGGGTGCCGGTGATCGCCCGCCGGTCGGCCTCGAGCGGCTCCTTCGGCCGTTCCGGGGTCGTGGAGCGGATGAAGTGGCGGTCGGTCGCCAGGCCGTTGTCGATCGACAGGGACGCCTCTTTCACGTCGAACGCCGACCCGGCCAGGGAAATCGACCCCTGGGTGAACACGAACGGGGACAGGCCCGCCGGGTACGACGCGGTGGCCAGCGCCTGGGAGGTGTCCTCGTGGGCGCCGTACAGG